AGGCACGTCCCTCGGCCTCTGCGATGTTCAGTGCCACGAGCTGAGCGTTGGCGTCTGCCTCAGTGGCGTGGCATCCCTCAACGCTGCCGTCGGCATCCTTCACGACGGCCCAGGGACGCGATTCTGGGCACTCTGCGGATTGCTCAACCGTCCACGGCATCTGTTCCCTCCTCGGCCTGTGGTGCGTCTTCCTGTGGCTCTGGCGGCGTCTCTTCGGCGGCAGGTGCAGGCTCAGGCTGCGGCTCGCTGTCCATGTCCTCCAGCGTCTGCATGTTGAGCTGGATGTAGTGCTGGTCGCCTTCTGCACCGATGGGATTCAGGTTCTCAAGCTGCCGCACCTCGTTGATCGTCATCCAGCCATTCTGCAACGCTGAAACGTAGTAGGACGCTCTGCTGGCGTGATCGCCTCTGAGCAATCCGCTGACGCTATGCTCGGCAAAGTATCGTTCGTCGTCAGTGATTAGGTCACGGCTGATTGCCGCCTCCCATCGCTTCAGATGCGGCAACAGGCAGTGCTGCACAAACTCGGTGCCTTGCACCTCGATGTTGCTGTAGGTGCTGCGAGTTAAGTCTTGAATCAAATGTAATGGCACTCTGAAAGCGCGGGCTATCTCGACCACTTGATACTGTCGGCTCTCCAACATCTGCGCCGATTCGTTGCTTCCGCTCAACTCATGAGCCTTGACGCCATTCGGCAAAACGCAAGTGCGGAACGCTCTATCAGCACCTCGGTGAATCCTCTCCCAGTTCTGCCGTAACTGCTCTGCGGCTTCCACAGGGATGGGATTGTCTGATTCAAGAATTACGCCAGGACGTGCACCATTGCCAAAGTAGGTTGCCGCATGTGACTCCAGTGCTTGAGCCAATCCAATCGCGTTGCGGAAGAGCCGATAGGTAGGCACAGGCGTCACGCCGTCCTCGGTGGTAAACCGCAATGCGAAAATGCGATCCTGGCTGTAGATCGTCTGCCTGCCGTCTGGCTCGCGGTAAAGGTATCGGATGGAGCCGTCTTCCAGCCGTTCCACTTCCATCCGGCTTGAATGCAGCGGCCACAACTCAGATACCGCACCACGCGAGCCTGGCCGGATTTCGGCGTAGCTCGCACCGTAGTGCAGGTACATGCCGGTCATCCAATCCCGAAATTCCTGAGCCGTCTGCCACGGATTCGGCTGCATGTGCAACAGCCGGTAGACAGGATGCGTTGGCACCTTGATTTTCCCGCCATCTGGCAGCCGCTCGTAGAGATGCAGCGGCAGAGCTGACACAGCGTCGGAGATGACGCGGATGCACGCCGTGTAGGCTGAGCAGGCCATCGAGTTGTCAGCCGTCACTCGCACGCCGCTTGGCGTCCTGTTGCTGCCTGTCCAATCGACGCTACGCAAGTCCCACATCCGGTAGTCGGCCAGTTCGTCGCTCATAGTTCAAGAATGTCCCAGTTTAGTTCAGGTGCGTCTGTTGCCGTCGCTGCGATTCCCATTGCCATGACAAGAGCCACGATGCCGTCGATGCGTTCGGTGCTTTTAGCCTTGCTCGGCTTAATGTTCCCAGCGTGATCCTTCTGCACTGCTACGTTGCCAGCCTGCCAATCAAGCACTGGGTTGTTGTGCAGCAGTTTGCCAGACACAACGGCTGCCTCTAGCTGGTGACTTGCGCCAGACATTGAGGCATATCCCTGCCCGAAACCTACAACATCAATCCCATCCCCTTGCAGTTGCGTCGAGAGCTGCGTGGCATTCCACCTGTCGATAGCAATCTGCCGTATGTTGTATTTCTTCGTCAGTTCGTTGATGTCGTCTCGCACTTGGTCGAAGTCAGTCACGTTGCCATTCGTCAGGTGAATGTGGCCTTGTTTGGCCCATGTGTCATATCCAACCTTGTCACGACGCACTCGCTGCCGCATGTTCTCGTCTGGAAGCCAGAAATGAGGCTCTACCCACAACGTGCCGTCTTCCAGCGGAAACAGCAGAGCCAGGCAGGTAGTATCAAACGTGGTTGCCAAGTCTAAGCCGCCAAAGCACTCGCGGTTCCGCAAGTCCACAGGACACGGCTTGTCTCCCTGCATCCACTGATCCATACGCAGCCAACGCTGATCCTGCTCAGTCCATTGGTTTAGATAGAGCTGGCGAAACGTGTTCTCATAGCTCGGCATCTCAACCGCACGAGCGCACTCGCTCTTTAGGAAGTCCAGCTTGATAGAAATGCCAAGGTTTGGGTTTGCCTTCTTCCATGTCCGCTCGCTTTTCCAATCGGCATCTGGTGGTGCTGCATAGATGGCTGGCAGAAACGTAGCGTCCTTGATTGCACCGTCACGCACAGCCTCGGCGTATTGCCAGACTTCCCAGCAGACGCTTTTCCTGTCATAGCCTGCGGTCGTGAGTGCCACCGTCAGCGGTTGGCGTCTTGCACCTTGGCTGGAGAGCATCACCTCCCACATTTCACGATTAGAGACGTGCAGCTCATCGAAGATGACGCCGTGAGCCGAGAGGCCGTGCTGGATGCCTGCCTCTGCTGACAGTGCCTTGTAGGTGGCGTGCGTCTTCTCTCGCACAATCGCAGATCGGTATACCTTGAGATGCTGCGATAGCACTGGCGACTGCTCGACGGCAACCCGTGCCATGTCAAACACGAGGCGAGCCTGATCGCGGCTGGCGGCGCACGAGTAGACTTCGCAGCCTGGCTCGTCCTCTAGCAATAGCCTCAAGGCTATACCAGCACATAGCGAAGACTTGCCGTTCTTGCGCGGCAACGCAAGCAGACTCGTTCGGACGTTACGCCTGCCATTAGTCTCAGCGAAGAGCTGACGAACGTAGTCACGCTGCCACTTCTCAAGCAAGAAAGGTTGTCCACCCTTCTCACCTTTGGCATGGGTAAAGAAGCGTTCAAAGAATGCGACGGCACGACAACTCGCACATCGGCATTTAGCCGAACAGGATGGCGTCGATTTCTTCCTTGTTGGTCTTCTTGTCGGCAACGATTCCCGTCCTGGCTGATGGAGTCAGGCCAAACTCTTGCTCGATGCGAAGCATGGACTGTGCCAGCTTCGTAACCATCGTGGCCGCTGGCGTGGACTGCATATACTTGACTTTGCCCTTCTCATCACGAATGACAAGCACGTCAAGGCCGCGTCGCACCTGATCCAGATACTTCACATAATGCTCGTGCATTGTGCAGTATCGTGCGATTGCTTCAATGTCGGCGTTTGTCATCACGCCCATAGCAATCAGCTTCGGCACAATCTCGTGCCACTTCTCAAGAGATACGCCAGTCACCCAGGCAGGCGGCTCAATGCCATCACTTGCTGGCTTTGGCTCTTGCTTGTTTAGCCGCCGCTTTCCTGGGTTGCCTTTGGCTATCTTCAGTATCGTCGGCTCTGGCCGTGGCCCTCGTTTTCCCATTTGGCGTACTCGCAGGAATAGAAAGCGTCACGGTCGGACTTGCACCGCCTCCTCCCGGCTGGATGCCGGGCGTGCCACTATCAGCACTTGTGACGCGCTTTGGGTATGGTGTGCGTAGCGGCTCAATGCGTTTTCGCATATCGTCATCAAGCGGCATGAGGTACTTGTGCTTAACCAGCTTAACGGAACGGATTATACCGCATGCCTTGTCTCGTGTTGCTCTTCCCGGAGCCCCGCGTCTGTACACGTGTGAGTGAATTCGTTCTCCAGTTTTGCAAACCTCAAACCACTCAGTCGGAGCAGTTAATCCTGAATAAATCCAGTTCCCGCCTTGGTATATGCCGCCATGATGCCCTTGCTCTGGGTCAGCGTAAGAGACAATTAGACGCAGACGAGGTTGTTGGTTGCGAACCATCTTTATTGCAAACGCTACGCACTTGGTCGTAGGTGTCAAATGTTGCGGTTTTAGAGCAACACGAACAAGCTCCGCAACCTGCGTTTGTTTTAGCCCGTATGGCTCTGCAATCTGCGGACATGCACCGCTTCCAAAAATGATGCACCCGGCAAAAGCACCTGACTCCCAGACGCCGACTCGCACTAATTTTGACTTAGGTATACATCGGCTGTAGTGCCACTTTTCGCACGCATATTTTGCTGCTTGGTGAGAACACCAGTCAAATCGCAAGTCATGGCGTGAATTCATGTCCGCACTCTGGGCATGTTGCCTTTGTTTTCTGGTCAAGCCGCGATTGTTCATCCGCAGACGCTGGCTCAAAGTCTGGCGGTATCACGCCTGCGTCCTCGGCCATGTCGGCGTACATCTGCTGCAAGCCTTCGCTGCCGGTGTCCACCTCACGCAGCAGCGTGTCGAGTGCCTGAGCGTTTGTCTCTGCTAGTGCCGCCAGCGGGTCCAACGAAAGCAGCAGCTTGTCAGCCTCGG